ATGCCTAGAGGCGGAGCATGGTGGCTCTCGGAGCTACTGGCCTGGACCAAGATCCGAATCAAATGCGAGTGTGGAGTAAAGAGGCAATACGACGCACGACAGCTCTTCGAGCGCGTCGGCGACCGGAGCATGCCCGAATTGCTCTCTGAGTTCTCCAAGGCGATCGGCTGCCCGAAGAGCGGCAATCTCTACCGCGATCGCTGCAAGCTCAAATATGACATGCCATCGGGAGAGCCGCCCACCTCTCGAAAGAGCCGGCTGGCGATGCGGCCCCAGCCGGCGCCCCTGAAGAGATTACTTTCGCGAACCTTCCCGAATGGTGCGACGTCCTTTGCAAGTGCCGGAGCTGCGGCCGCATCGATCGACTAAATCGGCGCGCTCTGGCCGCGCGCTTCGGCAAAAGACAAAGCATCCTTCAGTTGGCGCCGAGAATGCGATGTAAGAGGTGCGAGAACCGAGATGGCAATACGATCTTCATAGGAAAGCCCCGGCAATAAGCCATCGCCAGGCGAAGGAAGCGCTTGGAGATGATTGGCAAGGGTGGTGGCCGGATGACGATGATGGCGGTGGAGACGACAGTCCCCTTCCCCAGCAGCTACCGGAGCCCGCCTGAAAGTGGCCACCCTCCAAAATGGGGTTGTTCCGGAACATTCCACCCAACACGCGGTTTGAGAAGCGTTCCTATATCAGTGGATGTTCTCCTCTGAAATGTTGGCTTAGCGGACAATCGCACAAGTCGACCAACTGCAGCGCTCCTTTTCGGTTAGGCGGGAGCGCTGCTTTTCTTGGTGCCTCTTAGCTTTCCACATGCGGAACATACCGTCGCCAGCAGGGTTGAGCGCGATAGACGGAGACAGCCGAATGGACCAGCTCAACGTCGCTGGCATCATGATTCTCCTGGGTATCGTTGCGATATTTGCCATGATTTGGCTCGCGGCCTGAGGAGTAAATCGAGGCTGAGATGCAGCAGTTAGATTAGCTGTTTAATCCCCAGGAAAGCGTAAATTGCGATCACGAGCAGAAGGACGACCAGCAATAGAATGATTATCGTTGATGCTCTGTTGGTCATGCCGAGGAAATAAGGGCGTACAACCTGTTTGGAATAAGACTGAAGTCTTACGCTAACAAGTTACTGCACGCTGGGTCGGTCTGACGACCTCCATTGGCGGCCTGAGGCGGGCGACGCTTACCGGAACCGGCCTGAAATTTGCCAATCTCAAAAACGAGCATTGTTCCGGAACATTCCAGCCAACACGGCGTTTGAGAGGCGTTCCTCATTTCAGGAGGTTGTTTTCTCCCTCTGAATTTCGACTGGCGGACAATCGCACGTGTCGGACAACTGCAGCGCTCCTGATCGCATCTGCCGGAGCGCTGTTTTTTTCAGCAGATCAGAGGCCTCGGAAGGGACCGCGGCAAAACCTCAAGGAAGAAAAACTTGGAACTATCGGCGGCCCAAGGAGTTCGTTAGCAGTCGCTGTTCCATGAAGCGGCTACTTCAGCGAGGTCGACTTTATCCCTTTCGCTATTCGCCAAGTCGACCCATCGGGCAGCGCCTCTCGTTCCCCTTCATCGAGGCGCTGCCAGCTCACCGCCGCAACTGCACGCCGTCGCGCTGGCTGGCCTCAATCCGCTGCAGGATCTCGCGCATCACACGTGTATCGATGGAAAGGCTGTTGAGGGTGTTCTCGACAGCCTTCATAGAGGTGGCCGCTTCGGCCGCCTGCTTCTCCACGGCCGATATCCGAAGCTCGTGATTGTCGATCTGCCGGAGGGAGACTTCGGCCGCTGTCAGGCGCTTGTCGAGGCGATCGATGGAATTGGCCTGCGAATCCTGGTTGGCGTTCACCCTCTCCCAAGTCGCGCCCCACGCTATGAGGCCGCCGGCAAAGCCGAACAGGATCACCAGGGTGTTGAGGTTATATTCAAACCTCCATTTCGGAGTTGCGACCATCTTTTCGGTTTCCTGTGTTTCAGACAATCCCCTGCCCTCGTAGTGTGATGCGAGTTACTGCTGCGCTTCGCCGTGGCGGGCGCATTCCGCTTTCGTCCAAACCGCCGCCGCGCAGATGCCGACGACGGTCCGGTCTATCTTCCGCTGATCTGCGGGTGTCGCGCCGCGCGCGCCGATTAGATCAGTGCCCACCACCCGGCGAAGTCCGTCGGCACTTGCCGGCGCCGAAGTCCCACATCCCTGGAGGGCAAAGGTCAAAGCGAGAGCGGACATCGTCCGCAGTGCGGCCAGCTTCATTGTTTTGCCTTTCGATGGATTGACGAACGTCGTCGCCGCCTTGCCGGTAGATCCAGGCGACGACGGCAACGACAACGGCGGTAGCGGCTGCAGCCGCTAGGAGGCGAGGAGTGGAGAACATTACGCCATCCCCTCGACCTGCTTTGCCACCGCCTTCCGATCGGCGTTCTTCCGCCAGTAGAGGAAGCCGGCGATGCCTCCGAATGCGACGAGGATCAGGAGAAGGTTCTGCCATGGTATGCCGCCGATCGCGGTGAGCAGCGAAGCGCCTCCGCCGATGACAGACGGAGTGATGACCTCTTTCGACTTCCACCACGGCGCATCGAGGCTGGGCGGCGTGACAGGAACCGGGACCGGCTTCTCCTCCGTCACTGGCGCCGCCTTCACTTCAGGCCGTGCCGCTTCGCCCGGGGTGAGCGCCACAAGCGCCGTATGCATCGCAGCGCGCGTCTTCGGTCCGACGTCGCCGTCGACCTGCAGGCGCTGGTCAGCCTGAAACTGCAGGACGTTGTTCGCGCGATATCCGAGGAGCACAAGCGAGATCCGGGCCAGCCGGTCGAAGCGGTCGGCCAAGCCATTCTTACCGCCATTGATCTTCTTCGTGATGGTCTCGGCGTCGCCCTCGTCGGCCCAGCGGTTCAGCTCGCGCGTGTCCCAGTAGAACAGAGGCACCAGGCCTTCCCACGGATCGGCATTGACCGCGTCGGGATCTTTGACGAAATCCGGACAGTCGAGACCGGCCGCGCGGCACCAGTTGCGGAACTGGCGGTAGTTGTCCTTGCCGGTCAGCTGCATGCCGGTGCGTCCGCGGTAGAGATAGCCGTCGCCATCCTTCTCCGGCGTGTTGCCGAGATCGGTGCGAGTGTCGTAGCGCTGCTGCGCGGGCGTCGGGCCCCAGATCTCGCGATCATATCGAAAATCGCCGCTTTCGTGCATGAGCTGGGCGAAATACTGGGCGAGCCGGTGCGGCCGATCCATGCCGAAGCGGTCGCCGTACCTGTCCAGCGCCACAAGCACGGACGCGAGGTTGCTCTCGTTCACCTTGCCCTTTGCGGCAGCGCGAACGTGCTGAGCGGTGATGGCGCTCATTCAATTCTCCTGATTTTATTGGATGGGAGTGTGCCTGTGGCTTCAGCTCCAGGACGCAGCCGGTACCCTCTTCCTCCCCGTAAGGACGAGCCGGTTAAGCCTGTTAGCTGAATGGTTGGAGGACCTGATCTGTGGTTTTCTTCTGTTAGGAGCCGCCTCATTTACGGCGGCCAGAGGCTCGTTGCTAACCGGCGGCGGGTCGACGAGCCTCGCCCAAATACTCCTGGTGGGTGCGTACAGCTGACCCGTGATCCTCGGCCGGATCGCGGGTCTTTTGTGTTGGGAAGCAAAAGCTCCTTCTCTTCTCATCCCTGAACATGAGTTCGAGGGCGACGGGAAGAGTTTCCCGAGCATGTTTCACCTAAATTCACTCGACCAGCATCGGAAACCGTGCCCATATGGTTGAGCCGGAGCCGTCGTTCGGATCACGAAGAGGCAAGCACAATGTCTTACGATTGGGACGGCAAGCGATCTTATCGGAAGAGCGTGATCAGGTTCCTCGCCGCGCTGGCGCTGCCGGCCATATTGCTCAGTTCAGCGATTGCTGTCGCCGAATGGGCGAGAGACCCGCCCCCTACAACTGCGGCCACTGAAACGCCGGCAGCTCGGCCATGAACTCTTCGAGGCTCGGCTGCGGCCGCTCGCCGGCGAGGACCTTCACCAGCTCGGCCGTGGAATAGGTCCACACCGCCGATCGCCAGGCAAAGAGTGCCTCGCCCTCGGCCGCGAACTGCGGGTTCGGATCGCCGCGGTAGGTGATGGCGGTCTGAATGCCGTCATATTGCCGCTCACGCGCCTTGGCATCGAGATGCGCCTGGATGGCGGCGGAGTATTGCGCCTGGAGCGCGGCGCGCATTTCCGCCGCCTTCTGCTCGGCCGTGACAACTTTCGATAGGTCAACCGTCCACATCGGCAAGCTCCTCTTCAGCAGGATCAGGGATCGCCGGTGCCAGATCGGCCGGCAATGCAAACACCCCGTCGGGCGGGTCGATGAGCGGCGCCGGGAAGGCGACTGCCTGCGACGGATTCGGGCCGTGCGGCAGGATGAGCGTCAGGTGAAGCTCGCCGGCGATCCGTTCGACGGGGCCGACAAGCCATTCACAAGGAACCTCGCCGGCCGGTATCGTCGCACCGTCCGGCAGCGCTGAGAAGTCGAATGCCACACCGTCTATAGTGAGGGCGTCACCAGCCTTTGTGACCTCCAGGACGTCATCGCGGCGCTGGGGAGAGAGATCAATTATCATCAGAACCACCTTCCGAAAGCTGACCATTCATAGGGAACATCGTTTGCGGTTGAGCCTGATACGCCCATCCTGACGGCGGCATTGGCGCCGTTCTTGGAGTAGGCACCAAGGACTGTGAAGCCGCGGAAGGTCGGGAGGACAGACACCGAGTAGTTTGTATTCGAGAACGTCGCCGGGAAGCTGATTAGCGCGTTGCCGGTGACCGAGGCTCCAGAGGTAGATCCGAAGTGATTGTTGAGGGCAGTCGAGACGTTGATGGTTCCAGTTCCCCAACAGATCTGTGTACCGTCAGCAAAACGCACGTACTCGCCGTTGGCGTTGCTGCCCCGCTCAATGATTGCGCCAGCCGGAAAACCTGCCGAGTTTGAGGCAGTGCCTACAACCGGAAGCTCCACGATCGTCCAGTCCGACCAGCTTGTGCCGCCGTTGACGGTGTTCCTCCTGAAGACCTGGTTGTTGTCCCGGTAGAAATACTGAAAGACGGCGTTGGAGCTTCGCTGGAGCACGACCAGCGTTCCGGTCGTGGCTGTCGAGGCGGCGCCGGCGTAGGTGTTGGCCCAGTTTCCCGCAAGCGTATAAACCCCGGCAATGGTTATACTGTTGAGATCGCCATCGACCAAGCCGACATCGCTGTTAGCAGGTGACCGAACGGAGCCGCCCCACACCGGCCCGAGCTTCAGAAGGGCGTCGAGCACGGTCGTCGACGAAAGCAGGTCGCGCCCCTTCGCCTTGATGTCCGCAAGCGCGCCAGAGTTAGGGCCAGCGAAATATGCGAGCTTGTCAGCTGCCGGCGTAAGGCCGGCCAGCGCCGCCAGCGCCGCATTGTCGAGCCTCTGGATATAGGTCGAGAGCGCCTGGGCATTGACGGTCTGCTGCTGCAGATAGGCCGTATCGCGGATGATCCAGTAGCCCTGCCCGGCCGCCGTGGTGCCACGCCAGGGCTTGGCCAGCGTCAGCTGGGTGTTGCTGTCGACGGAGAGGATCGGGACCGGATTGCCGTTGCTGCTGTCGAGACCGAAGAGCCCGCCGGCGATCAATGCCGTTGCCCAAGCAGTCCCGGTGCCGGTGACAACGGCGCTGCCCGCGATCACGGAAACCGTGCCCGTTACATAGGGTATGGTCATGTCAGATGTTCCTAAGCTGGGATGCCGAGAATGTAGTAGCGGATGCCGAGCACGTTATCGGCGCCGTCCGTGCGCCACGTGCCGGGGTCGTCTGCATCGTTGTAGTAATCGCCGGGCTGGCCGCGATTGGTGACAAACGTTGCGCTTGTCTGTGTGAGCCGGCAATGCGAGCTATCACCGCACTCAAAATTGCTGTTGCTCGAATAGACGCGTTGGCGCACCGATGGGAGCTTGATAGCTTCTTGCCAGCTCCCAAAATTCTGCTCTGAGCCGCCACCGTGCTTGGTCATGTATTTGACCATCGGAAACATTCCGGCCGCGTCGAAATTGATCACCGTTTCGAGCGGGCTTCCTACCGCTACATTGAAATAACCTTCCGCGATGATCTGAACGCACGGCCACCGGGTATCTATTACGATATCGGCCCACGACGGCGGGTTGGCTGATCCTGGACGCAAGAACTGCACGACGTCCTGACCGCCCTCAGTGAACTCCCGAAGCACGCGGTTGCTGCCGCTTGTCGGACTATCCCCCGCATCGAGGTAGAGCATAAATCGGGCTCGCATTGCTCCGGACGCGTTGAAATAGATACGTGAACCGCTGAACCAATAGTCCGCCCCTACACCGTCGCCCAAGTTCGGCGTCCACGGATAGTAGATTGTTGACCCCGTGTAGAAGTGAACGTCGAGAGCGATGGTGTTAGGCAAGGTGATGCCCGTTTCATAGAACGACTCTCCCGCAGGGATGGCGATGTCTGCAGCCGCGATAACCTTGACTGGAACGCGTCGGCTGTCGAAGGCGACTTGCCACTCGGTCGCAGTTTCTGCGTTGTAGCCCGGCTTAGCGATCACCATTTTGTCCGAACGGATGATGATGTTCTTTGCGCCGTTCGGTGCCAATGCGGGAGCCTCGAGTGAAGGATCCTCATTGCCGGGGAGGTTCCACACAATCAGCCGTTTGTCTCTCGACTGAAAACGGTTGTAGGCGTCGTCGAGTGTGGACGTTGTGATGTGAGCAAACGTCCCGTAGGGAAACGATCCATACTGGCTGACGACGCCGCTGAAGTTCTTCACCCAAGGCTCTTGAGCCCAGTTTCCCATGAAGAAATAGCCGCCCTGGTCATTGTAGTATTTGCCGGAATAGCGGCGCTGGATGCGCTGTTGATTGAACCGTCCCGTGTTCGTCCGCGTGGCTTTCACGTCGAATAGCGGCATATTGTATTTCATTTTCGGGAACGCGGAGTTCCTGAAGAACCACCACGCCTCCCCTCCGCCTTGACCAAGCGCCTTTTGATAGTTGCTCGAATTCGAGCCCGCGGGGAAATACTGGTATGTACTCCCACTGAAGCCCGAATTGATAACCTCGATGTGCGCGATCGAGGCGTTCAGAGCGTATTTTGAGTTGTAGAGGAACTTCGACCGCTGGCTATCCGGCGTGGTGCGCGGGTCGTCAGCATCATTTTTCATGATTTTGACGCACCCTGCACCCGTACTGTCGCGGCCTATCATTGTCCGGGTCATCAGCTAAAGATCTCGATTGTGCCGTTGTTGAGGTCGATTTTCATCTTGCCGTTCAGCGACTGAAGAAGACCGGCATTGACCGTCCCGATGTTGGCGATCGCCAGCTTCAACTCGCCGTTCTCGAAGACCATCGGGTAGTGGCGGTTGTTGCCTGAAAATACGAGGAACTGATCCGCCTGGACCGCCATGCGCGACTTCTGCACGCCGCCTTCGGTGTAAAGCTCGACATAGAAGCCCGACACCTTGAAGCTCTGATTGGTCCCGGCCCGCAGCAACACGGAGAAACGGGCATCGACGCCGGTCGGCGCCGCGACAGCTTCGAACTTCACCAGCCCCTGCGCAAAGCGCCCGTTGAAATCGGCACTCACCCCATTGATGCTGGTCGCGTTCGCGCTGTCGCCATTGGCACGCGCCGTCTCCTCCTGGATGAGACGCGCCAGGTTGCCATCAACCTCCGCATCGAGGCTGGTGATACTGCTGGAGAGCGCACTGTCGGCGTCTGCTCGGGCGGTTGCTTCCGCCTGAATGGCCGCCGCGTTACTTCCGGTTTCTGCCGTGAGCTGCGTGATCTGGCTGCTGAGTGCAGAATCTGCCGACGCACGCACTGTCTCTTCCGTGATCAGCCGCGCGTTGGTAGCCCCGAAGCTCGCCTGCAAATACTTCAGTAGCTGCGCCGTCGCCTCGTTCTCCGAGACGCGCACCCGCCGCTCCTCGGTGATCTGCGCCAGCGCGTCACCTATGCTGGCAACGATCTGCTGGCGCTCGATCTGGCCGACGGCGCCTTCGAGGGAGAACGCATCCAGCAGCTCTACGAGGCGCGGACGGAAGAACTCATCCATCTCCTGCTGCAGTTCCTTGAAGCGGTTAAGCGCATCGTCCTGCAGCTGCTGCAGCCCGGTTAGCAGCGTCTGCAAGCCGGTCGGCTGCGCCGTCGTCGCCCAGGGCGTGAAGGTGCGCAGCCGGTCGGGCACGGTCGTGATCGTCGCCCGGGCGTTGTAGACCTTGCCGGAGACCACGTTCTTCGTGGTGCGGAACAAGCCGTCCTCGGGCGACGTGCACTGATCCTCGAAAAGCTCTGTGGTGCCCTCAATCTGATAGACGAAGCGCACGGCGGCAATCGTCGGATCGTCCGGCGGGGTCCAGGTGAAGACGAGCGCCGGCGTATCGTAGCCCTGCGCGCCGTTGATCATGCCGACGGCAACGTTGAAGTTCTGCACGGTCGACAGAAGCGACGGATTGATCGGCGGCGTCGGCGGGATGACAATCGGCCCGGGCTGGATGCCGGCATCGTCATAGATCGCAGCACTGGTCTCCGCGAGCACCAGTGTGATGCGCAGCCGCTCGTCGGCCCGCCATTCGCTGATCAGCCAGCTCTTGCCGCGCCAGGTGATCCACTCGCCTTCCTGCACCGCCAGGCCAAAGCGACGGCTGACGGGAACCGTTGCCTTTCCGCCCATGCGGTTTTGCCGGTAGCGGATGTTGAGCAGATACTGCGCAATGTCGGGATCGGTCACCTGCAGGAAATCGACGCTCGTCTGCCGGTTACGGCCGTCGGCGGCGATGTCCGCATTCACATAGACCGGCTTTAGGCTCTCCGGGTTCCACATCGACTCGATCGAGGTGAACTGGCCGGAAAGATGATTGAAGCGCTCGAAGGCAGACGGCCGGAACTGCACGTCCTTCGCCCGGTCGACGGGGATATCGGCGACGGTCAGATCCTTGACCGGGATTTGCGGCGCGCCGGGGATGACGCCGGACAGGCCGCGGCGGTTGAGGCCATAGCCGGCCATGGCATCGTCGAACTGCTTCAGCACCTCGGTGTGATCATCATCGCCGCTGACGAAGAGCGAGCACTCATAGGTTTTCTTGCCGTTCGCCCGCAGCGTGTCGCAGACGTTCATCGCAACGAAATAGGTAGCGAGATCAATCTGCCCGAGGCTCTTGCCCTCGCCGATCAGCGTCCGGCCAGAGACGAGCGCGCGCAGCCCCAGCTGATAGTTGAGGCGGTGCACGGCGGGGTTCTTCGTGTGCGCCCAGGTCGACGGCGTGTTGAGCCGCTGCGTCCCGGAGCCACCAGCAACCGTCGAGTCCTTGCGCGGATCGTATTCGCGAAGGCCGCGCAGCACGAATTCAAGTTCCGGCCGGCCCTTCGAGCCGAAGAGCTTGTCGCTATAGATGCGTTCGACGACGACGTAGCAGATCCCGGCATTGACGCTCGTGCTCTTCCACTTGTTGCCAAGGGCCGCCGACACGTCGACCAGCTTTTGATCCACCAGCTGGCCTGGCCTGCCATCGTAAAAGCGGATCGTCAGGACCGGGTCGCCAGAGCCGTTGACGAAGCCCTCAATATGATAGTTCGCGACCTCGTTGCCGATGACCGGCCGGGATACTAGGGCTTTCTTCTCGCCGTAAATGTAGACGTAGGGCTCCAGCCCGTCACACCAGCCATTCGCGAGCACGAAGACCTCGGCGTTCCATTTGTTGCCGCTGCCCCACTTCGCATAGAACGTCCGCTGCCCCTTCGTCTTGCCGACGCCGTAGAGGGTGCCGACAGGCACATCGCCGCCGAACTGGATTTCGCCCTGGACGGCCGTGTATTTCCGCTTCTGCTGCTTCTGCTGGCCGAGCTTGCCGATCGCCAGCTTGGCACCGAAGGCCAGCGCGCCGCCGATGAGGCTGGCAGCGAGCGCAGAGCCGCCGAACAGCGCACCGGCGATGGCCGTCGCGATTGAAGTGACGATTGCCATGTCAGGTTATCCGAGGTGAAAGGCGGCAACGACGTCGGCGAGAGCGTGATCGCTCCGCCCACGCTCGGTCTTGGTCACGAAACGGCCGCCGAGGCAGATGCCGACATGCTCGGCGCCATCGGAGAGGCGCAGGATGACGAGATCGCCGAGGCGCGCTTCCGCGCCGCCCTTCGGCTCCTGCCCGAGCTCGGCCGCGAAGAAGCTCACCAGCGAGGCGTGCCCGCGCCGGCGCAGCGCCCGCTGCGCGCCGGCAAGCGTCTGATAGACGGCGCGGTATTTGTCGGCCACGGCCGAGCCCGTCAGCGCGTCGACGAAGGCGCAGCCGAGCATGAAGCAATCGGTCGAGCCATAGGCATAGGGTTTCGCAAGCTCACGCGTGAGCGTGGCTTCAACGATGCGGAAGCGGTTCATGGGCTGCCTCTGAAGTAGGGGTATCGACGGCAGGAGGCGGACCCGCTTTGTCCCTCAAGCGTTCCGTAGCCGTTCTATACTCTATGATTTAGATCGAGATCAGCGCGACACCTGTCCCCATTCCTCGGGGATGGTCGCGTTCGTCGCCACGTGCTCCAGGCCCGTGTCGGTCGGATTATTGTCGAACTGCTGCTCGGCCTGCGAGCGCTTGACGCCGGTCGAGCCCCGCGCCGATCGTCCTGGCGGTTGCAGATCGATCATCATCGTCAGCGTCCGCTCGGAGCCCGAGACCGCGCCCTCGTTGTAGCGCACCTGGTCGATCTCGTAGATGGTCGAGACCAGCACCCCGACGGCCGTACTGGAATTCGGCGCACCGGCGAGCGAGGTGATGATGACCGGCGCGTTCTGGTAGTTGAACTCCTCGATCCTCGCGACCGCGTCCTCAGGATCGGTCACGGGGATATTGGAGAAGACGATGGTCCGCGTCGTGACTGCCACGCCGACGGCGCTCACCATATCCCCCGGCTGCAGATACCGGTTCGGCAGATACACCAAGCCATTATAGGTGAACTTGCGGCCGCCGCGGTGATAGCCGACCGTTTTGCCGGGCAGATCGAAGCGGATCAGATCGAGGATCGCGAACTCGCCGCTCTCGACCAGGTCCTCGACCTCGGGAGATAGCACGCTCATGGGAGAAACAACTCCGTTGCGGTAAACTGGACGTTATAGTTCGGCCAGGTCTTCGGCAGGCTGAAGCTCCCCGCATCCATCTCCATGATGCAGGAAGGCTTCTCAAAATGTACGGTGCACGGCAGCGTGAACACCTGCGTGTTAAGCGCGAAGCGGATTTTCAAAGTCACCACACCGGCTGCGCTTGCTGTCGCAGCCAGAGTGATCCGGTGAAGCGATCGCACGAAGGTAGATTTCCGCACCTCGACATAGTCACCGCGCGCGAGTTTAAACCCGGCCGGCAAGCCCGAAACGACGATCGTGTTGCCGTCGGTGATCGACTGCAGCACGGCGTCTCCATTGAAGGCTCCGCCGCCGGCCTTCACGCCGGAAAGTGGATTGCTGCCCTGATAGGCGATCGGCCGCGGTCGGTGCGCATCGTAGCCGGCAATTACACCGCCGTCGTTCGCATCCATGTTGAAAGCATCGAACAAGGCCGCCTCGGTCGTTGTCAGCTTCGACGCCGAATAGGAGGCGATCCAGTAAGGCGTCCCGGAATACGCCGTCTCGGTCCGCCTGCCTTCCATGCGGTTCGTGTCGCGGATGCGCACCGGGTCGAACGCGACCTGGCCGTAGACCACGCTCGGGAGCGAAATGAGAAAAGCCATCAGAAATCTTCCCCGCCGTTCTGGCGATAGTTTGCCCGCGCCTCCTCGTTGCTGCGGACGATGCGCACTGTCTGGTCGCCGGTCTGCTCGAGGATACTGGCCAACAAATCCTTGCTCAGTACGATCTCGATGACGGTACGGCCGGCGCCTCCCTCGCCCTCTGCCGACGCGCCGGACAGCTTGCTCGGCGCGATGATCCGGCCGTGGCTGGTCGGGGCAAAGAACTCGTCTTCATATTCGTTCACCCGATAGATGCGCCCGGGAGAAACATCGCCGCCGCCGGCCCGCGCACCGCCGTAGCCGAGGAAGTCGCCGAGGGTCGTGGTCGGCACGAAGTTGGAACTAAGACCGTTGCCACCGCCGAAAATGGAGCTGAACAGCGAACCGAACAGCCCCTTCCCGTTCGTCTGAACGTTGATAATCTCCATCAGCAGCGCCGCGATCGCTTCCTTCGCGTCGAAACTCCCGTCGACGATGCGCATCAGCTGATCGTCGAGGACCTGGCCCATCCGCTCGGCCGCCTCTTCGCTGCGCTCATACTGCTCGGCCAACGCCTCCTCCGCAGCGAGCTGACGGTATTTCTCGTCGATGAGCGCCGAGATTTCCCGGCCTTCCTTCGAGGTCGCCTCGACACCCGCCTCGCGCAGCGCAATGGTACGCTCGCGCTCAATGTCGGTAAGGCCGATGATCGCCAGCTCCTCGCGCAGCGACGCGATAACGTCGTCGATCGCCTTCTTTTCCTTTTCAGCCTCAGAGATTTTCTTGGACCGTCCGCCGCCTTTTTCTTCCGTGGGGATCGGCGTCCAGGACCTCTCGGCCGGGCGGTTCATCGGCTTGAGGCGATCGCTCAGGATGTTAACGATCTTCGCCTCTTCTTCCGCGAGTTTCCGGCTCTCTTCCTTCAGGGCTTCTATCTGCCCGGTGTAGCCGGCGAGATTCGCGTTCTTGCTATTCTCAAAACCAAGGCTCCTGGCGACAGGTGAGAGCTTCTCGTCCTGTCGAGCCTGCGCCTCCTTCTTCTTGAGGATTTCATTCTCGATCTCGAGCCGACGCTCGCCGATTTCTGCTTGCCTGCCCTGAAGCGTGCTGTTCATCTGGTTTTGGAAATCGCGAAAACCGTCGATAAACTCCGCCAGGCTGTCGGCCGCCGAGACGATGGCGGATTTCAACTTCGTGCCGACTGTCGTCGCAAGCATGTTGAACTTGCGGTCAACGTCTGCAGCCTTCTGGATCATCTGCTCGTCAAGAACGATGCCAAGGTCATTTGCGGCCTGGATGGTATCGCGGATGCCCGCTTCACCCGCCTCGATCAGCTGCACGAACTGCTCGCCGCCCGCCCCGCCAAAGATCTCATCCATGACGCGGATCTGCGCAGCTTTATCGAGCTCGCCTAAACGGCCGATGATCTCGGTAAAAAGCTCGGCAGGGTCCTCGAGCTTCGTTTTAAGGTCCTCGGCGGAATAGCCAATGCGCTGGAAGGCCTCAGCCGCCGATCCGCCTCCGGTGACGATAAATTCGTCGGCACGGAGGTTCAGCTCCTTGATCCCGTCGGTTAGTGCGTCGACGCCGACACGGTTCTGCTCGGCCACATATTTGAGCTCTTGGAAGCTCTTGACATCCAGGCCGGCGCGGCGAGCCTCGTCGCCGATCGCCGCAATCGCGCCCGCGGCGTCGCGCAATGCGGTAACGCTTGCAGCCGAGACAAGCCCGGTCACGAGGCCGGCGCCCCCCGCGACGAGGTTCTTGATTCGGCCGAAGGAGGTCACGACATCCGTCGCCGTCGACTTCGAAAGCGCCCGAACCCGAGCAAGAGCGGACTCGAAGCCCTTCGGATCACCGGAGATCGTGACGGGAATATCTGGACGGCTCATTGCGAACCTCGAAAACCGAAATTGAGGAGAAACGACGCAGTTACTAGTTGACTCCCACTGGCTTTATGCAACTTTTGCCGCAGTGGTAGCGTTGGGAGGGAAGCCGTGGCCGCCGCGATATTTTTGTTAGGTATTTTGCAGATTGTCGGTGGCGTACTTGTCGCTTTCGCAGCGAAGTCTGCCATGCATGAGATTCTCGGCGCCGTTTCCTTCGGCCTCGGCGTCGTCAGCGCGGCGCTCGGCATCATAATTGCCAAGATCGACGACTACGTGAAACCAAGCTGATCAGCTGCCGATCGTCCTCGCGTTCGGACTGCCCTTTAGCGATGGACGAACGCCATGCTCTGCGGCAATGCGCCGGACCTCTTCGCGCGAAATGAACGGGCCGCCGCGGACATTCCCGGAAAGCCCCTCCACGGTCATCTCGAATTCCGCCGCCGTCGCCTTCCAGAACATTTCCGGCGACCAGCCGAGCATCTTCGGGTTGGTGGCGATGCGGTACAGCGACTTGAGATGATCCTTGATCAGGAGGGGCTTACGGGCTTTCCCAGGACAGCGTCTCCCGCAATCTGCGACGCGGTCCGCTCGTCCCGCCGAATTGTCCCAGCAGCAATGTGAGCCGACAGCGCCTTTTCGACCGCCTCGCGCCAGGCGAGCTGATCGGCAGCCGAGATGTTGCCATCGTCGAGGATCCTCGCCGAAAGCGCCGAGATCTGATCCTCGTCATCCGCCACGATCAGGCAGCGGACGGCGCAGGCGACCGCCTTCGGCTCGAAGCCGAGGAGACGGCCGTAAAGCTCGTCGAGCGTGCGGGCGCCGATCGCATCGGAGAGACGAGCGAGCCCGGAGAAGGTCACGGCGATGCGGAAGTCGATCGCGCCGATACGAACCTCCGCCTCGCCGCGCAATGGATTGGCAGGCAGCATGAAAGATCTCCCCGTTACACGGCGGGCACGAAGGTGAGCGCGCCGGTCATGGCGCAGCGGATATCGGCCTGCAGCTCGTTGGTCTTGTCGCCCGAGAACGTCATCGAGACGAGCATGTCGCCTTCGAACGTGCCAACGCCGGGCACCGTGACCTGATACTCGGTGATGACCTGGTTGACGGCATCGGCCGTTACCGCCTTCATGGTGACGGTATCGACGAAGGCGCCCTGCCCGCTGAAACGGATGGACTGGATGCCGTACATCAGCGCCAGGGTGAGCTTGCTGCCGGGATCAGTGCAGCTCGGCTTGGTGATATCGATTTCCTCGTTGTTGATCTCGAGGGATCGCTGTTCCGTGATGCAGGCCAAGGTGAAGGCGCCTGCACCGGTCGAGCGGGCAAGCGTAAGCTGACGGCCGAGAGCCATGGCAAAGTCCTCTTTTGCTGGTGGGAGTGGTGGCGCTACAGCGCAGCCTGTTCGGGATTAGCGGCGAGCGTCTTGTAGGCGATCTGATAATTGAGCGAACCGGCAAGAAGGGAGGTGCCGGTCTGCGGGTTGACGAAATATTGCTCCGTCTGCAGCAGCGCCTCAATGGCGAGGCCGCCGAAAGTCATGTCCGAGGCCATCGCTGCCTCGATCAGCACGCAAAGCCGATCGAATTCCTCTTCCGGCTCATCGTCCCGCAGATGCACGACGATCGAGAGCGGCAGGGATCGATCGTAACCGTCCTCGCCGGCTGGCCCTGACGAGGGTCGGACCATCAAAGTCTCCGATCTGTCGGCCCAGGTGACTGTCAGGGCCGGCAGCTTTTCCTGCGGGATCGCGCCCTTGCGGCCGCGCTTCACCCGATCCGCGCCGGAAAACTCCGGAATGGCGGAGAGACGGGCGACGACGGCCGCGAAGATCTGGCTGCGGCGATGCGCCATGTCAGGCGACCAAATGGCCGAGGTCGCGCAGCGCCTGGTTGACGACAGCCGCCGAATAGCCCGCCTCGAGGAGCTGGCCGCGTGCCTTGCCACTTTCCAGCAAGCGAAAGATGTCGGAGCGTATTGCCGAACGCAAGCGGGACGGCAATTGCGGCCACGGTCGCTGCGTCATGGCGCCGGCGGTCTGGCGCGCGGCCTTCTTCTTGGCGCCCTCTTCCGTCGAGAACAGCGCCTGGCAGAGGTCCTCCATTGGATCGACCGCGACGGCCGGAGCCTGCTCCTGTTCCGTTGTCTTCATGATCAGATATCTCCCGCAAGCGAGATGCGGAGCATGGCGCGCGCATCATCGTCGATGTTGATGACCTGGTAGGTGACGCCGCCGATCGCCACGCTGTCGCGCTGACTGGCGAGACCGGGCACCGCGGACGCGGATACGGCGAGCAGATGGGTGGTGCCTTCGACGGCCTGCTCCTGCTCCTCCGCCAGGTCGGTTTCCCGCCACACTCGCAGGATGACCCGCACGGCGGGCCTGGCGACACCGTCGACCGTGAACACGGCGTCAGCATTGCCGAAGGCCTTGGCGAACTTCGGCCCCATCCTTTCGAACATGGCGGGCCGTGGCGTCATTTCGGAGCCGTCAGCTTTTCGATCTCGGCCTGAAGCTTGGTGACTTCGCCGGCCAGGGTCGCATTGTCGGTCTCAAGCTGCTCGTTCTGCTTCAGCAGCGTGTTGCGATCGCCGATCGCGCTGTCGCGCTCCGCCGTCAGTCGGTCATTGTCGGCCGAAAGCTTGTCGTTGTCGGCTGAAAGCTTCTCCAGGCCCTCGCGAAGCTTGTCGAGGTCGATAGAGCCGGGGCTGGCCTTCGCATCGGGGTCGGCGGTAAAGGCGCCGAAATTCTTGCGGAAATTTTCCGCTTCCTCGGCCGTGATCCCGCCGGTACCGACAGGAACCGGCTCGCCGGGCGCGTAGGATTTCTTGCCGACCTTCACGGTCACATTGAACTGCTCGGTTTTCTTGCTCATCGGAGCGTCCTTTCAAGTCCTGATATCCGCCGGCTGGAAACCGGCGGATATGCGGACGAACACGGGGTTGGGGATTAGCGGACCAGCGCGAACAGGCTGGCGTCCGGCTCCGGAGCGATCGGAAGCGGTGCTGCCTGCGTCTGGACGATGGTTCGCGAGGGGTTCCGTTCCCGCCACATGTCGGGGAAGCGCTCCATGGAGAGGAGAGCGTCGTTGTCGAGGATGGCGCCGTAAGCGAAGTGGCCCATGAAACCGAAGGGATCGAAGATCCCGACGCCCATGGACGGCCAGAAGTTATTGCGCACGCCTCCGACGGTGTAGGGCTGCGAATACTGGATGAAGGTCAGCTCGCCGATGGTGCCGAGAACCGCGTAATACTTGTTCTCCGCTCCGGTGCTGACCGGCCCCAGCTGCATGATGCCGCCGTCCTGGCGCCGGTTGTCGAGCGCCTCGAGGAAGCGCGGCGACTTCTTCAGGAGACCCGCAGCGCCCGGGCCGAGCAGCACCTCGCGGGCGGTGAAGCCGCTGGTATCGGAAAGCAGCTGCACCCACTCCTCGACATCGTCCATCGGATCGACGCCAGCTTCGCCCCAGCGTGCTGCGCCGGCGAGTGCGATCGTCAGCGCGGCATTACGGCCGAAATTGACGGTCTGCGTCGGATAGTCCTCGCCCTCGACGATCACCTGGCCGGTACGGATGACCTGCGAGCACATGAATTCCTCGCGTCGGGTGATCCGCTGGTCCTGGTCGTCGATGATCGTCGCCAGATTATAGGCGTAGCGCTGCGCCGGCGAGTTGCGGCCGCCGATCGGCTCGCCCGGCATGCGGATCATGTTGCCGCCCGGGCGAAGCGTATTCTGCGGCTTGACGTAGGCCGGCGTGAAGCTGGTCGCCTTGAAACCGCGATTGGCCGAGTCCTTGCCGGGAACATCCGGATGGACAAACGGCGCGAGCTCGCGATCCGGCAGGATCTTGTCGAAGACGATCTGTTCCATGTCGGAAAGGACCGTGGTCGAAAAATACCGATCGCGCAGGAAAGCTTCCGGGCGATCGCGAGGCGGCAGAACTGCGACGAGTTCCGCGGTGGAGAGGAGAAGTTCTTCCATTTGTGTGGTGTCCTTTCGGTCTCGGGCTTACTTCAGGACGCGCACGTAGAGGGGAGCGCCTGCCTTGCGGAAAGCGGCCTCGACGGTAGCGGCCGTGTGTCCGGCGCCCAGAATGAGTTTCGTCGAATCGAAGGCGCCGCTCGCGTAAGCCGCGGCAACGACGTCGCCGGCGGATGCATCGCAATCGGTCGCCAGCACCAGGGCGGGCGTCTGCGAGCCGTCAGCAGCGGCCGAAGCGGACAGGGTGTATTTGTCCGATGCGGTGATGTTGCCGAGGACAGCACCACGCTTGAGGTTCTGACCGCTGACGACGGTGATGTTGCGGGTGATGACCGGAACGTCGGAGACGAGCAGGTCGTTCGGGGCGAAGGTGGCTTCTCCCATGATCAGGAATCCTTCCGGTTGCGGCCGTGACGGGCCAGGATGGTGGAGCGGACGGTGGAGATCACCGCCTGTTTCTCGGTGGCCTTGCCGCCGCCCGGTGTGCCGGCGCCGAGGGTCGGGCTGTTCCCGGCCATCCGACCCGCAAGGCGTGAACCGCCGGCGGAAGCGGAGGAGAGAAGCGCACCCGCTTCCTTGGCCGAGTAGAACTTCGAGCCGAAGGCAAGCTCGGCGGCGAGGCCCGGATTGTTCTCGGCCTTCGGGTGGGTGAGGATCGAGCGGATACGACCCTGCTCGGCGCGGCGGATTGCGCTGGCCGAGGTTTTGCCGTCGTCGGCTTCCTCTTTTTCGCCCTCTGTGCTGGTGTCATCGCCGGACGTGTCATCGTCCGTGTCCGAGCCGTCGTCTTCAGCCGAGGTATCGTCCTCGGCGCCTTCGACCTTCTCGTCGTCTTCGATCTCTTCCGGCCGCTCGTCTTCCAGCCGGGAGCCCTTCTTGCCGCCAATTGCGGCGAGCACGCTCCGCGTGAGCGCGCTGCTACGCGTCAAGTTCGACATTCGTCGTCTCCAGTTGATGTTGGGGTTAGCCGGCTGTCCGGCTCAGTTCAGCTTCGAAGGCTTCGAGAACCTGCGAAGGGCGTGCAACCGCGTCGGCGAGGCCGGCATCAACCGCCTTTTGTCCACGGTAGACCCGCGCCTCAGTGGCGAGAGCGGATTGCTGTGTCAGCCGACCGGCGCGGTATCGCGCGACGGTCGCTGCAAATTCGACGCGAAGCTCTTCGAGCTCGGCGAGTTCCTGCTGAAGCACATCGTCGGGGATGGCCTCATAGGGATTGAAGTCGGCCTTGTGCTCGCCGGCTTTCAGGATCGTGACCTTGAGGCCCTCCTTCGCAAGCCAGGCGCTCATATCGACATGCATCGAGATGACGCCGATCGAGCCGCAAATACCGGTCTGCGGGATGACCAGCTGCCGGCAGGGCGATGCCAACAGATAACCGGCCGAGCACGCATGATCCGTGAGGACCGCGATGGTGGGCTTCACCTGCGAAAGCTCGAAGATCTGCTCGGCGCAATCGAAGGCGCCGGTCACCTCGCCGCCATAGCTGTCGACCTCGAAGACGACGGCCTTGATGTCGTCACGCTCGATGCAATCCCGGACCTGCACTCCGATCGCTTCGTAGCTCGTCATGCCGCAGGACTTGCCGATCCACTTGCCCTTGTTGACGAGCGATCCCTCGATCTCGATCAGGGCGATGCCCGGAGCAATGAGATCCGGCCCCTTGTAAAGGGCGTCACCCCAATAGTCGGTGGCATCCCGAAGCTTGTCGCCGAGGAGCCCCATCTCTTCGCCGCCAACGACCTGCGCCGGAGCATCCGGGCTGCCAAGCACGCGCGGGCCGAATGCCCGCGCAATGATGTCGCCCTTCGACGGATGCAGCATCAGCGGCGTGCCGAACATCCGACTGGCGATTTCGGGATAGTTCCTCATGCCGTTTTCCTTCTGGAGATATTCGGGATGCCGGCATAATGCCGACGCGCCGACGCCCGGCCGTTGACCTCCTCCTCGGTCTCTTCGCCGGGTTCCGCCGCCGGAGCTGCGCTCGCCTGCGATCTGGCCTCGGGTTTGCCCGGGTCGGGATCGAGGCCGAGCCGTTCGTAGAAAGCCCGTTCCCGTGCCCGCTGCTGCGCGTCCATCTTCCAGTCTCGCCCCTGCTCGGCCGCTTCCTGCTGCAGCGTGGTCAGATTGCCGGCGAGCCGCTCGCTGGCGGCCTGCGCCTCGCGCAGCGGGTCGATCCAGCCGCGGCCTGGGCCGATCCAGTCCGCATGGCACCATGCTGCCGGGTTCAGCTCGAAAGGAACGGCTCCCGCCGGAAGCTCAATCAGGCCCTTGTCGAACACCTCCTCGAGCCATGCCCGATAGATCGGTGCCATGAACTGCGAGGCGAAGCCGCCCTTCTTGGCGGTGAAACCGCGCCAGATCTCGAGGAGTGCCGCGCGCGCCGACGAATAGTTCACCTGGCTCCAATCCATGGTGAGCTGCTCGTAGGTGACGCCGATCGCGCTTGCGACCTTGCGCAACGCCGCATTGACGAAGGCCTCGAAATTGGCGTTCGGGTGCTCCGGCTTGGTCAGCGTCGCTTTTTCGCCGGGCTGCAGCGTGTTGATACGGACGCCGGGCAAGTCGATCGGTGCGGCGCCGTAATAGGCCTTCTGCGCGGCCGACATTTCGCCGTAGAGCTTGGCGACACCGTCGTTTGCGTAATCGGCGCCCATCGCCTCGAGCATCTCTTCGGGATCGAAGGGCGTTTCGATGAAGGCGGCCATGACGGCGTTCAGCATTGCCGCCTGGCTCTCATAATCTTCGTAATCGGTCGACTGCTTGATCGACCGCATGACCGGCGCCCAGTCGGAAACGCCGCGCGTCATGCCGGCGCGCTTCTGCTCGTAGGCATGAACGACGATCGGGCGCCCCCATTCGGTCTCCCGCTCGACATACTCCCAGTGCCACAGGCCGGTATTGCCGGCGAAGAATTCGCCGGGATGCGACTTGCGGAAATGGTACCCGACCGGTGCGCCGTAACCGTCAATGGCGACGCCGTCGCGCAGGAACTCTTCGTCCATGCGCCCGTGGGGGTTCGAACACCGGGCCGGATCGACGACATGGATCGCCGTCTGGAACAACGGTGCATTGTCCTGCCAGACGATGACCCCGAAGGCCTCGCCCTCAGGACCGAACCGCTGACGGGCAGCAAGGCCGAGAACGCCGGCCATCGTCTTCGTCCGCTCGGCGTCGCACCATTTGTCGACGTCCTGCGTGTAATCGCGCCACAGGGCCTCGATCTTGTCGGCAATCTCCTCTGCCTGCTCAAACGTCATGTTGAGCGAGACATGGTTCGGCCGTGCGGCAAGCGTCCAGCCCGAGCCAATGATGTTGTCGACGAGGCGCGAGGTGCCGGCGGCGCCCCAGCCGTCGTTGCGTGCGACGTCGTTCAGCCGGTCGACGAGCTCGGAGCGCGACCAGGTCAGCGCCGACTGACCGGACCAGGTGCCCGGCCGCCATTTGGCGAAGGACGGGTGATCGTAGGATGCACCCTGGTAGGCCGAAGACGCCATCAGCCGGTTTTTCGCGACCTGCACGCGTGCAGCGGCACGAACTGCCGGAGAAAGCGGCCTCGCATCGGGGCCGAGGATAGTGACTTCGCCGCTCATCCGAAGATCACTCCCCGGCTGCGCGCCCGGGCGAAGCGGCGAAGGCCGAGTTTCGCCTCGAGGTCGCGGACATACTGGCGCAACGAGCCGATATTGGTCGCGGCATAGGTGACGCTCTCGCCGTTATAGCTGAGCGAGACCTCGGCGCGGCCGAGCTCCATCTGGTGCAAGGCCTCACGTGCTTCGTCGAGCCGTGCCAGAAGCACGGCGCGTTCCTGTTCGGTCAGTGCCATATGGATCTTCCTAGCGGTTTCGCTGCGCTGCCCGGGCGGCGCGCGCAAGGGCGGCAGCGACGAGCGGCGATTGCTGTTCTGCCGCGGCGCTCTGGCCTGCGGCAGGTTCGGTCTTGACGGCGATCTGGTTCAGATGATCCTCGAGGTCGCCCTGCTGGGGCGCTTCGAGCCGGCCGAGCCGATCGGCGATCGCGTCCCATTCCTCGTCGGTCCAGTAGGGCACGCCCCAGCGATAGGCACCGGCCAGGCTCTGGTTGAGCATGTCGATGATTTCGTTGCGCTTGCCTTCGGCGAGCTTCCAGACGTAGCGGGTGTGACCGCTCCGGGTCTTCTCCGGTACGCGGGCTTCCGATGTCGCCTGCTGGAAGAAATCGTCTCCGAAGCCGCGGGCGAAACGGATGTAGCCCGCCTGTTCTGGATCGTCTTTCTTGTAGTCCCGATAGAGCCGGATCTTGAAGGCGGAAGCGTTGAAGGTGAAGAAGCGGGAGGACCACTTCTGCTTCTTCGGCTTGCCTTTCCGGTCATACTCTTTCGTCTGCACGATCGGTGGCGCCGCTTCCGTATTGCCGCCGCGCACCATGATGACGCGCGACTTCGGATGCTTGCGAACCCAGTTCCAGACATCGTCGGTGTAGGCGTTACCGTCGATCGCGACGCGGTCAGCGGTGCGCTTGCGGCCGGCATCGTCGAGCCATTCGCGCTGCAGCAGCCGATCGAGGGCGGCGCGAACCTCCGGCTCCGAGATGTGGCCGGAATGTTCCTTCGCGTCCGCCAGGTGGCTGCCGGCGCGATGGTCGACAACGCCGTGGTCGATGACGGCCCGGTACCGGTTCCTGCCGTAGCCGACCAGCAGCCACTCGACGCGGTCGCCCTGCACGTCCATGCCCAGCACCAGCGCCAGCGCCTCGGCCGGGATGACACCGCGCTGAAAACCGTGGTCCTCGGCGCGATCGCGGAGCACTTCCCAATCGATCGCCTTGTTGTCCGCCTCGAAGGCGAGCCCGAGCCAATCGTTCCAGAACGTCTGCTCGGCGCCGGAGCCCTTTTCCCGGTTCTCCGGGCCACCGGCCTGGACCGTCAGCCACTCGCGCGCCAGGTTCTCCCAGCGCTCGAAGGGCGAATAGGCCATCCAGATCCGGAAGGAGCGATGGCGGCGGCCGCGCTCCGGATACTTGGCAACCCACTTCGCTCCGTTTTCCGGCTTCACCATCCATTCGCGATGGTGCTCATGGATCTCGCAGCCGCAACGGATGCAGACGAAATGCGCCTGTTCGGGATGCTCGGGATCGATGTGATCCCGCATGTTCTCCCAGCGCAGCTCCTGCAGCTCGTAGCAGTGCGGACACGGAACATGGTAGGTCTCCTGCGTCCCCTCCTGATAGTTCGACGTGATCTTGCAGCCCGGCGAAACCATCGGCGTCGAGATCTTGAAGATCTTGCCGTTGAAGAACGCCTTGCTGCGGCTGTCCGCCTGAACCTCCGGATCACCGGCCTCGTTCATCTGCCATTTGGCAAGATCATCCTGGACCTGCTTTCGCGGCGAGATCATCGACAGGCCCGCCGGCGAGTTGGCACCGGCTGCCTGGATGGCGCCGCGCCCGTCGATGCGTTCCTTGTAGAGCACCGAGTTGCTCGCATCGCGGCTGTTCTGTGAAAACAACTTCGCGACCGCCGGCATCTCGCGCACCAGCGGCATCAGCTTCGTCTTCGACCAACGCGCGGCGTTCTCCTCGGTCGGGTGGACATAGAGGAAATCGCCGGGCGCCATGTCGAGCGAGCCGAGCGTGAAGATGTTGGCGCAGATGGTGCCGCCGATCTGCGCCGACTTGGCGAGGCTGACGATGTTGCACGGATCTTCCGGCGACAGCGCCCGCAGGATCTCCGAGAAGAACGGCACCAGGTCTTCGTTGTACGGCCCCGGATGGTCCGTGATGCGTTCGGAAAACACGATGTTTTCCTTGGCCCACTTCAGATAATCGACCGCCGGCGGCGGTTCGCAGATCTCCGCGAGGACGTCGTAGACCAGGCGCTCAGGATTGTAGAGCATCGTCACGGCTGCTCGTCCTCGACGTGCTCCGGCAACTCATCTGCGGAGGAGCGGAAGGCGGCCGCCTTCTTCGCCCGCACCTCCCGAAATGCCTTCAACAGCGCATGCGTCGCGTCATGCATCGGCACGCCGAACTGGGCTGCGATCGCCTTTGCCATTTCCGGGATGCCCTGCTCCATGACCTTGAAGGCCTCGGACACGGCGCGCACCGTCTGGCGTCTGGCCTCGTCGGTCAGCATGTAACGGCCGACTTCAAGCGCCTCTTCGCGCTCGAGTCGTGCCGTCGTGATCTGCTGCTGGCGAAGCCGCTCGGCGGCGAGCTGATCGGCAACATCGTCGGTGAACGTCAACCGCGGCGGCGGCGCGGATGCACCATCGGACGGAGCGAGCTGCAATGCAGGTTGCGCGGCCGCCGGCTTGAGTACAGCCACGCCGTTGGCTCCGAACCGCTGCGACGGCTCCAGCGTCTTCTGGAGCTGTTGCCGCGCGATCGCCGGCCTGATCTTCGCCGTCCTACCATCGCCTTCGAGCGCATCGCCGTAGATCTTGCCCTCGGCGATGTACTGCGAGATGCGACCGGCGCTCACGCCGATATGCGCGGCGAAGGCGCCCTTGGTCATGGTTTCAGCGGACAGTGTCATTTTAGGTCCGACTTTAGCCGCGCTCTTTAGTTTAGGCTCTGACTTTAGGCTTCAAAAAATCGCTCAGACTGGACAACCTCCGCCGTGCCAAATACCCGCAGGCCGGCGGATGCCAGGAAGGACCCATGAACCGTCGGAGCCGCTATCGGGCCGTCCGAACCGCCCGCTGGAAGGCGACGGCGAAATGATCGTGGACGTTGGCGATCACGTAGCGCTCGACGACTTCGCGCAGGCGAAGGCGGATGCGATACGAGACTTGAGGCACGAACAAGATCACCGGATGGATGGCGTTCGTTGCCGGATCACGCTGGTAAACGCCCGGGTAGAGATGCGAAGGCTGCTTCGGCACGAAGAACCGCGCGTTCTTGTAGTTCTTGTTCCGCTTGAGCGACGACGAGGTGCGTGTACGGGTCGCACCAGCACCGCGATAGTCGATCTGCAGGTCGGCCATGACACGGTTCAGAAACCCTTGCGTCATGTTGCCGTAGCGATCGAGCGGCGCCCGCTTTGCCGGTACCGCGACGAGGTTCCGCTGCATCAAACCACGATCGACGAGCTGGCGCTCGAAGGCCTTGTGTGTGCGCTGACCTCCCTCGATCTGCGGCCCGAGGAATGCGGTGGCAGGCAAGCCGCCCTTCGTCCGGTCACCGGTCACGACAACCGCCGCCCTCAGGTTCTGCCGCGATGCGCGGTCATAAACGACGCCACGCTTGGCGTAAGGGGTTGGCCTGTCGAAGACCCGATCCATCTCGCGCTGGACTTCGAGGCGACCACCCTTGGCCGTCTCATTCAGCGTGAGCATGATGGCATAGGGAAGCTGCTTTCGCTCGATGTCCGTCAGGGATCGATTGAACTGCTGGAGATCGACTTTGATCTGAGCGTCGAACATCAGAAGCTCCGAAACGGCCTGCCCATAACCTTTAACGGAGAAAGGCGACCTCACGGTCGCCCATCATATAAACATAGCAGTAGCACTGGCCGTGAGTCGGTGCCTCCGCCTGGAGGCTGGTTGGGCGTGGGGCTGGAGCGTTGTCCCTGAGGCTTCTTGCCTGCTCTGCCCTAGCGCTTAGCTAGGGGATCGGAGGGTAACGTCTTCCGGCTCGTCCGTGAAAATGACTCTCATAGCTTCCGGAGAAACGCAAGAGGCATGCTTTCGATATCGAATGGCCTGCCCTGTACGTCAATTCGCACGCTCGCCTTTGCCTGACGGCACCACTTCACAGCCGTCACAACGCACCTGAAGCCGGCGAACGGCCCAAGCACGATGTCGGCCTGATCCCCATCACGAAACGACTTATCGGTTGCTACTCTGGGCGCCTCAACACCATCAGAGAGCCTTTTAAAAACAACTACATCCGCATCGTTGATGACATGGTATCCAGCCGGTCCACCGACGAAATCGAGTACGTCTTTCTGGTACCGCAGACCATGAAATGCTTCCGGAGTTGGCACCAGTCGCACCAGCAGGTAGCTCGGAAAGAACGGGCGCTCGCTTTCGATTTTCCGCCCGTGGCGCACTAAAACAACCCTTTCTCGCGGCATGAACGCCTCGACATTCGCTGCCGTTAATGCGTTTTCCACATCAAATTCTTTGCCGCTCTTCACATGAAGGCAGTACCAACGGGCATTCTCGGGGTTCATTTCCGTCACTTTCATAGATGCTGCCTTCAAGTTCGCTGCTGTGATTCGCCGAATTCTGTCCGAGAACCGCTCACGGCCTTGCAGCGCGATCGGGCTTCCGGAGAGTTTCCTACGCTGCATGATCATTGCTCCGCTCCTGTCTCAGTGCCGCCCTTGCGGCGGTCTCGAAATGGTGAAGCCGCTCCGGTCCGCCCTTCGGGAAGTAGACGACGGGCATCGATCCCGGGTCAGGAACGAACGGCCAGCTGGCATCTTCGTGATGCGACCGCCAGCTCTCAAAGAGATCGGAGCCAACTGGCACCGGCTCGCAGAGGTCGGCCAGCACATCGAAGCGCGCGTCTGCAGAGCTCCGGTCGCGGTTCTTGGCTTGCGAGTGCAGTTCATTCACCCGAGGAAAGCCACTTTCGATCACCCGGCGACGGTGCTCCGCTTTGTCGAAGTCATGAGGAAAGATCAGCTCGCCACCAGCACCGACCACGATCCCCTTGCCGCCTACGTAAGAACGCGCCCGCGCCTCACTTGTCCGCATCAGGGTCTCGAAAGTCTGGTGAATGCGATCGCGCACATCGAGCGGCACCTCTACGGGCTCGGCCCCGTCGAGCAGCGCTAGCGCCCGAATTCCGGCCCAGACGGGGCCGAACGGAGCAACCGGGATCTTCGTGCTCGCCGCCTGCACCTTCCCGGCCAGCGGCGAGACGTCGAGGAACTTCTTGTCCCGCAGGTAGACGCCCAGGGCCACGTTCTTGACCTTCTGCGCCTTGCACTCGGCGAGGTATGAATCGCGCCGCTCCTCAGCCAAACGCCGCTCTTCCGGCGTCAGCTTCTCAAACTGCTGCAGAGCCCAAGCCGTCGAGGAGGCTATCGCACCCGGCCACGGATTGTTCGCCATCCCCATTTCGAGAGCTTTCACCCGCTTGCCGAATTTCGACGGATCATCCTGATCCTTCAAATCGCCTTCGCGCGCATCCTCTCTCTCTGATGGTTCTATTGGTGGTTCTATTACGGTTTGGGTGTCACGGTGACACCCGTCGGCGTCGTCTGTGTCACCCATAGACGTCGCCGTTGTCACGGGTGACACTGTGTCATGGGTGACACCGTGACACCCGTCGAAGGCGTTTTTCGAAGCTTTCAACCGTGCGAGGGCTGCCATGTTGAAATCATATCGGGTCGCCTCTCCCGGCTTGCTGCCGCCCTTCCTGACGACGACCAGCAACCCCTCTTCGACGAACTCGGCGAGGATGCGTTGCACCGAGCGTTCGGAAAGCTCGGTCTCTTGAGCAAGGCGGCCGACGGTCGGCCAGATGCCCTTGCCGTCGTCGTCGGCGAAGTCCGCCAGGCGCACGGCCAGCATCTTCCGGTTCGTCGAGCCGAGATGGGCTTTAAATAATTGTGACATGATGGCGATGCTCATTTACGCGGCCTCCTGCCGCCGCATTGCTAGGTGGCTGCAATTGGCCGCGACGAGCGCTTGTGCCACCGGAGGGGACACCGAATTGCCGACGCAGGAGACCTGCACGGACTTCGAGAACTCACGCCAGACCGGGCCGGCGCCGTCCGCCTGATAGTTCCAAGCACCATTGATGACGTAGCCGGACGGGAAACCCTGTGCGTTGTAGAGTTCGCGCGGTGTCAGCATCCGCATGCCGATATCGATGATGACGAAGGTCTCGCCCGAGATCTCGATGGTCACGAACTCGCGATCATCCCAGAAGCCGTGCGCGCGCATGAAGCCAGCGACCTGGCGCGCGCGATCGGCCTGCGCCGCGGCAAAGGGCAGGACACTGATAGTCGCTTCGACATGGCCGTGCCGATCTTTCGTCGTGACGGTGCGCATCGGCTCGGTCTCGTGCTGGCCGTCGCCCGTGCCGTAGTATGCCTGCAGATAGGGCATGACGAGCTGCGACTTGCCGCCGCCATCGGGCATAACAGTCGCGGCCGGGCCCTCTAGTGCGTGCCCGGTCGATGCTCCGAACTGGCGGGCAACAAAGGCCGAAACAATGCCCTGCTGGCTCCCGGACTGCGTTGCCGTCGACAAGGGCTCGTCGGCAGCGCGGCCCGGATTGACGCCCCCGATACGCCGGCTGTCGTTGTTGTGCTGCGCCATGAAGGCGACGGCGACGCCGTTCTGATCCTTGCGGCTGGCCGCGATCGTGTGCGTCGGATGCTCAATGGAACGTACCTTCCCACCATGCTGCGCAGCCGTAAGAACCGGCGCGATGATGCCCAATGGAGCCGCGCCGCCCGGCCGCTTGATGAAACCATTCGCGGTCACTGTCGAAAGGGGCTCGCGGGCGTCCTGACCTGTCGCGCCCGTATTGAAGCGGATGACAGAGGGCGCCACCACGGCATGCTTGATCCCTCCGGCGACAGCCGTGCCCAGCGGATCGTCGACGCTCATGCCGCGCGGCGCCTGCCCTGCTCTCTCGCCGTACCCCGTTTGAACGAGGAACGGCCGCTCTGCATCGAGAACGTAGCGCTTCATCCCTCTCGCCACGCGCGCCATTGTGGCATCGGCAAGCGGCCGAACGGTGCGCAGCTGGTGCTTCGACCAGATCTGCTCCGATGTGTCGAAGATCGACGGGCAAGCCAGCGACCAGTCGATGCATTCCGCAGCCGTGCGCCACGGTAGTTTCTTGCCGGCGATCACGTCGGGGTCGCTCGGGCTCCCGTGCGTCGGCTCAGGCCACGAGATCGGTTGGCCGTCGAAACGGATGATCACGAACAGACGCTTGCGGATCGTCGGAGCGCCATAGTCGCAGGCACGCAGCTCGCGAAACTCGATCCTGCCACCGAGGCGGCGAAGCTTTTTGCACCACTTCTCGAAATTCTCACCGCGGCGCTCGGGATCCGGCATTAGTCCGCGATCGGTCTGGATCAGCGGCCCGTAATCCTTGAACTCCTCGACGTTCTCCATGATCACGACGTCGACGCGGCCGCCGCTCTTCTGGATGCGCTCGATCCATCCGGGAATGATCCAGCACAGATCACGAATGTTGCGTTCGACCGGCTTGCCGCCTTTGGCCTTCGAGAAATGCTTGCAATCCGGCGAGAACCAGGCGAGGCCGATGTGCTTGCCCTTAAGGTGATCGAGCGGGTCGACGCGGTAGACGTTCTCGGAAAGGTGATGCGTCTCGGGGTGGTTTGCCGCATGGAGCGCCAGCGCGTCGGCATTGTGGTTGATGGCAATGTCAGGCGAGCGCCCGAGCGCCATTTCGATGCCGGTCGAAGCACCGCCGCCGCCGGCAAAGCTGTCGATTATGAGTGGAGCGCCGATGTAGGCCGAGGCCATCAGCGCATCGGTGCTGGTCTCGCTGAAAAGATCAGTTCTGAACATACCTTGCCCCCTCCTCCGCGCCCCCGCGCGCAATGATCTGAATTCCGATGCGGGCGTATTCCCGCGTCATGCGGATCGTGCTCGGCGCGAGCCCGTCCCGACCGCGCGTCGCGGAAAGCGCCGCGATCTCGGCTGCGAAGTAGGCTAGGCCTTCGTGAAAACCGGCCGCGGAGAGCAGCCGGTGGATGGTCAGCTGGTCGCGAATGAACACCGCAAGCGGCACTTCGAGCAGCCATCGCGCCCGCGCAGCATGGTCCGGCGCATCGGCGAGTTCTTCGATGATGGGGAGGAGCTGCGTCACGCCGCACCCCCGCTGACCCGCTCGATCTCACGGACGACTGAGCCGGACGACCTGCCGCGGACAAGGCGCCGGCCGATCTCTTCCGGATCGAAGGCAAATGGCGCCGAGGCGATCGCTTCGCGCAAATCCCTTGGCAGAGCATCGAACGCGTTCATCACGTCGACGGAGGGTCGAATGGCGAGGATGCTGATCATGCTTCCTCACTTTTCGCGCATCTCACGGCGTCCCCGTCCGACGCCCGCTTAACTCTGGCTTCGAGGTCCCGCAGGCGCTTGGCCCCGCCGACCGTCAGTTCCGGTGGATTGGAAGGCCAGACCAAACCGAGAGCGATCATCTCATCTAGCAGCGGACCGCCGCCCATGCATCCGCCGTCCACCGCCCCCAGCGCCTTGAACTCCGCTAGTTCTTCCTTGGTCACGCAGGCGCGCCCGTCCCGGGCATCCTGCTCGGAGGATTGCTCCTCGCCTTTCGGCACGCCGGCCTGATTGCCCCAGAACGACCAGTTTCCGTTCAGCCGAACGTCGCCGGCCACAAGGCTCTCCCGCCGCTGGAACAGCTCCAGCTTCGGCAGGTCCGGATAGAGCCTCTCGATCATCTCGGCGAAATAGACGGGCTTGGCCGAGTGCTCGCCCTTCACCTCGGCATGGACCGACGCGCTCTGCGTGCCAGGGATCGGCGCCGGGAAATTTCCGCGTTTTCCGAGGAGCAGGATCTCGTGCCGGTCCCGCACCCATCGGCCCATGCCGATACGCGATTTATCCCAAACGAGGCAGGTGACGTAATCGAACCCCCAGGCGCGCAGCACGTCGATGCCGTCGTCGAGCCGGTTGGCCGTCACCCACAGGAAGAGCAGCGCGTCGCGCGTCGCCGGGCTCGCATCGCCAGCGCAGAGCGACTTGATCTCCTCGAGCGGCATATGCGGATAGGAAAGGCCCCTGTCCTGTCCCCGCTCCTCACTCCAAGCCTCCTGCTCCCATGGCGGATCGGCATAGATGATCGGAAAGGCGGCGCGCGGCATTGTGCCGGCCGAGACCGTGCCGCGCTCGGCAATGGCGCGGATCACGGCGCCACGGATCTTTCGCGAGAGTGCCTGCTTGCCGTCGCGGATGGCTTTCGCCTCTTCAGCGACGCGCTTGTCCGCCTCGCGCAGCGCCTCTACATAGGCAAGCTGCTGCTCTTCGGTGAGCCCCTTGAGCCGGTCGAGAGTTACGCCGGTATCGTGCCGGGTGCCGCGGATCTGCCGCAGTGCCCGTTCGCTGATTTTCTCCCCGCGCTCGGCGTCACGCCGGATCGCGCGCTCCGATTGCCCGGTCGCCGCAGCAGTCTCTGAGGCAAAGCTCTTCGCCGCCTCGTCCTTCAAGTGGCCAACTTGGCCATTTGATCGCCGGTCGCCGCCATGCCCCGTTTCCGGGTGGCGCATCAGGTGGATTTCCTTGCGGCGGAAGGTGAAGAGCGCCCGGTCCGCCGGCGTCAGCTCGGCGCGGCAAAGGTTTTCGTCGATCTCCCATAGCTCCGCATCGAGATCGTCGCCCTCTTCGATGAAGGCGAGGATATCGGCCCAGCCGAGCGCCCGCGCCGCCTCGAGTCGGTGGAGCCCGGCGGAGAGCAGGAAGCACTCGCCGTCCGGCCGCCGCGTCACGCTGATCGGCGTTCGGTGCCCAAGCTCGGCGAAGGATGCCTGAAGAGCTGCGACCTTTTCCAGGTCGGCCTGGCGCAGCCGAAAGCCGACATCAATCCTGTCGAGCGGAATACGGATCAGCGCGCGTCCGGATGCCGCCTCGGCCGGCGCAGGGAGGCGATCGGCGCCCTCCTCGGGTTGAACCCGAGAATTCGGCGCGCCGGGTCCGCCCTCGCCCCCCTGCCCGATTTCCGGCGGCGTCACGCCGGCAAGCTCGCAGAGCTTCGCCGTCGGATACCAGACCGCTCCATCTTTCTTGTCGCGCCCCAGGAACTGGCGGCTGTTCAGATTGCGGCAAACAGCGGTGTCGGACTCTTTCAGTGCCCGATAGATGCCGTCCCGCAACACCGTATCGACGATCTCGCGGGCCTTCGGTCCGAGCTTCGGAAGCGCCGCGCCGCTCATGCCGCCTTCCCCGCACAGAATTCGTGCCGGTTCAGCAGCCGATAACCCTGCCCCCAAACGGTCTCGATCGTGACGCCAAAACGGGCGAGCTTCTTCCGCATCTTGCAGACGAAGACATCGACGATCTTGGTCTCCGGCTCCACGTCGGCACGGTCGCTATAGAGCGCGAGCATGACGGATTGCTTCGTGGCCATGTCACGGGTGGCGAGATGCGCAAACACGCGGGCCTCGCTACTCGTGAGCCCGAATTCGATAGGGACGGGCACGGTGGTCGGCGCCAGTAACTCTTCGAGTTGACGCACCCGCTCGCGGAGAATGGTGATCTCGCGCTGGAGGTCGAGAACGATCCTGTCCATCAGCGCGCCTTCCGCCGGTTCATGTAGATGACGGAGGCCAATGCGCGCCAAAGCGGCATCTTCCGCTCGGTTGCGAACCGCTGCGCCTCCTGCTCCAGCGTCGACAACCGCGACGAGATCAGCAGCGAAATCCGCTCCGGCTCGATTTCGCCGGCATATTCCTTGGCGAAGAGCAGGTGCTCGACGGCGCGGATCATCGCGGCCGAGACCGGGGCAGCGCCGCCTTTCACGCACACTTCCAGCACCTTGCGTGCGCCGACCGCGTGACGGCGGCTGACGACTGCGGAAATCGTGCTGATCGCCATCGTCTCACCCGGCTTAAATCGCGAAAACGGCGGCGGATTCTTCAAGATCGTAGCGCCGGCACGCTCGCAGACCTGCGCGATCGTGACCGCATCCTCGTCGCCTGCCGCCACCATCGCAGTGTGCAGCTGCGTCGGAGTGACCTGAATGCGGTCGCGGTTATGGCGCACGAAAGCATTTGCGCGCAGCTCCTGCCGGTCCGCCTTTACGACGAGCACCGGCAGCTGCTCGATGCCGCCATGGGTCAGTGCGCCGAGCGCCGTATGCTGGCCGTCGATCACCTGCAGCTTTCCATCGACCTCGACGACGACCGGCGGCTTGAATGCCGTCCAGTCCCATTCGCCGATGATCTTGCGGATCAGCCGCATGGAACGATCTGAAAGCCCGCGCTGATAGGACTCGTCCACCCAAAGCTCGGACGGAGAGACCATCCGGACCTCCGGCGGCGCCGATGTGATCTCGGCTGGCTTCACGTCAGGAAACTGCAATGCCTCAATTGCTCTCACGGCCTTCTTCCTTCCGATTGTTCGATGATCTTGCAGACCTCGTCCTCGTCGATGCCGAGCTCAGAGGCGATCGAGTGCGTGTCGCGGTTTTCCTGAAGCCAGAGCGTCAGCACGCGTTCGACGAGGACCTGGCGGGAAAGCGTCGTCATTCCACCCTCGCCAGCCGGTCGAGATATTCCGCGCCCCTCGCCGTCAGCCGCACGTCGTGGCGGCTGCAACCGACCCACGCTACGAAACCAGCCGCGAGCGCCCTGTCGAGCGCCTCGCGATCGGCATTGCGGACGAGTTTGTAGGTGGCGCCGCCGGCGCGCACCCGTCGCAGGAAAGCGAGGCAACGCGGTCCGATGGGGCCGCCAGCTGTCCACGGCTTGGTGGAAAGGGGGGCACCATCCATCAGTGCACGCCCTTACGGTGGATTTCGGCGAAACCGTTTCCGCGCATGGATACGAGTGCCGCGCGCAGCCCATCAACGGTCGACTCGTCGTCCAATCCGGCCTTGATTGCCAATGCGGCGCAGGCGACCATTGCCAGGTTGACTGCTGCTTGCGGGTCATCGGGCATCAGCGCGCAGATCGCCGAGACGGTCTTGGTCGCGTTCATGGGTTCGCCATCCATTACGCGGTCCCGTCGATCATCATCGCTTCCAGGCGTGCAAGATCCTGCTTCGCGGCCACGATGCGGTTGCGGATGGCCTGGCGCTCCGCCGCGTCGATGCGGCCATCCTCGATCGCCTGCGCGACCGTCCGCACGACATCGTCGAGGACGCCATCGAGGCGCAGGACTGCGCTGGCGGTGACCGCCCCGAAGCTGGAAACGCGCTCGTCTTTCACGATCCGCGACAAGGCGGTGAGCAGGAACGGATGGTCGCATCGCCGGTCGAGCTCGGCGGCAAGGTCCAGGCGGATGAAGCTGTCCCGCCACTCCTCGCCCGTGGAGGCGTACTTTGTGAGCGTCGACGATGCCACACCGAGCGCTTCCGCAGTCCGGCTAACCCCGCCGAGCGCCTCGTAAGCCGCCGCGGTGGCGGCCTTGATGATGGATGCATGTTCTTCAGAAATTGCACGCACGAAAACACCCCTGAGTTTGGGTCAAGGAAAAAATCAACCGAAAGGATTCCGTGAAGGCCGCGCGCCGGCGGCTTAGGGTCAGCCCATCAGATCACGGAGGGCCGCATGGATAGGCAGAGGGAAAAACAGAGACAGGGACGCGCCGAAACTGGGCGCGTCCCTGCCAGGCGGCAAGGTAGCCGATCGGGAGGAGGTAACCGGTACCCTGCTGAGGGAACATCATTCCGCCGCCTCCACCGGATGCGGCAACTCTACCGGCAGCCCCCTCGCCGCACAGTTGGCGGCGTAGAGTTCCCCCGGACAATAATTTGTGAGCGCAATGATCACCGGCCAGTGGCGATCCGGAATACCGGTCTTGCTCCACTTGTAGACTGCATCCTTCGAGATATCGCCGCCAGCCTTGCTGCTGGCCTGCGCGATCGCGTCGGGTCCGCCTGCGTCCCTGATGATCTGCTTGATAGTGGTCGTGCTCATGCATGAACCAATACTGGATTTTAAATCCAACTACAAGGCGGTCGATTTCCAGACCGGAAAATATTTCCGAAAGTATGATGCGACCATGAGCTGGTGGAAGAGATTGGATGAGCGGCGCAAGGAGCTGGGCTGGAACAAGGCCGAGCTGGCGCGCCGCTCAGGTATCCCCTACGACAACATCAACAAGTACCTGCGAGGCGAAATCGAGCAGCCGCGCGGGGATGCCCTTGAGACCCTTGCTCGAACGATCAAGCGACCGCTACTGTGGCTCAGAGACGGTATTGAAGTTGAAGGCGGCGAGCTGGTGCCCGCACCTGGGCGCCTGGTGGCCGGGGCACTTGTCGGCAAAGCAGAGGCCGGCACGTTCAGAGAGGTCGATGCGTTCGACCAGGCCGAGCGCGAGGTGATCGCCGTTCCGCCAGATGAGCGCTTCCCCAATGCTCGAATATTGGTTTTCGATGTTGCCGGCGATTCGATGAATGACCTCCGGCCCCGCCCGATCCTTGATGGTGACCGGTTGATTTGCGTTGCATACGAGGATGTGGCCCATGAGGCCGTGCTCCGCGACGGCATGGTCGTTGTTGTCGAGCGAACGCGTGACGGTGGGCAAACGCGTGAATGGTCTGTGAAGCAGGTCGAGATCTATCAAGGGCGCACGGAATTTCATCCGCGCTCGAGCAATCCCAAGCACAAGCCGATCGTCGTAGAGCGAGACGTGTTTGCCGACGATGGCTCTCAGGTTGAGGTGGTCGGCCTTGTTCGCCGGGTTCAGAACGACCTTCCGTTTTAGGCCGCAAAGCTCTTTCGAAGATCGAACGCCTGGCAGGCCCTGCGAACTTCTCCGACCAGCCAGCTCGGCGGCTCTTTGCACATGAACGTCTGATTATCGGCACCAACGAAGTTCATCACGGGATAGACGCCGAAACACTCTCCCGTGTCGACGGGCGTAATGCGAGCGACACGAAAGCTATAACCCGGAAACTGTCGCCTCAAATGATCGGCGAAGCGCTCCTTCGCCGCCCATATATCGGCGCTTCGCGCGACCGGCGGCACCACGATGAACTCCGTAACGTCTCTACAGTCCATAGCTCCGCTCCTGGCTAATTCCGATAATCTGCCCAACAACGCCGGTGCAGACACAGTTAAATCGGAGCGCGCCGAGAAAGCCGCTCTCCACCAGCTCGTCTACATCACAGGGCGCATCATCGACCGCAGGAACCTCGACCGTCCGAGATGACTCCCTCAGGCAGTTGTCGCAGCGGATGTGCAGTGTGAAAACTTTCGGCAAATGACGCAGCGCAACGCTCATGTTTGTTCTCCTTTCGTTCGCATAATCCAGATGTGATCGTCTGAGTCGAGTCGTTTCCGTCGATATGGAAAATAAATCCAATCTACCATTGACGCGTGCTAGAGTTGGATTTAATTTCCATATCGCAGACTTTCATCAAACCGGAGACCAACATGCAACCGAACGGCGGAATTCACACCAGAAACACGATCAAGAGCATGGCCGAGGCGATGCGCTCAGTCGGCGATGGCTGCACCAAGGATGATTTGCTCCTGAAGGGCTTCACCGAGCGCCAAATCAACATCTTCGGCCCGAAGGCCACCGAACTCGCCACCGTCATGGCCCACGCGGCGTAGCGCCATGGCGAAGAGGGCGCGTCGCCGTGGACCCCTGCCCCTGTGGTTCATGGGCGGCGCGCTCGCCGGCCCCCGAAGAACTCTCAGGAGATTTCCGAAATGATAAAGCTTGGATCCTTCGCGAAGGACTGCATCACGAACTTTGCAGGCGTGGTGACTGGTCATGCGGAATACATAACCGGTTGCGACCAGTACCTTTTGTCGCCTCGGAACCCCGACAAAGAGCCAAAGTGGTTCGATGAGCAGCGGCTCACAGTAGATCCGATCATCGCTCCGATCGCCATCGACAATAGCAACGGCGCCGGCGCTGATATTCCCGCACCGGTGAAGTGACGACCGTGGAGCGGCGCCGTCGACCCCTGCCCCTGTTGTTCATGCGCGGCGCGCCCGCCGATCTCGCCTCCACTCTTCCCTTTCACCCGATCCTGCTCCGGAGCCTCTGGCCATGACTGGGCATTTCATTGGACATAACAAGGCGCGGCGCGAAGCGAGCCCCAACCGCTTCTTCCTCGCCTGCGCCATCCTCGCACTCTCGATCGCATTCCTGATGTCCGCCGCGCTGGCCGGCACCACGGTCTTCCGCAAGGAATGGCAGTTCGCGTCGGATGCACGCACGTGATGCCCCAGCTCGCCACCCCTCCCGTCGGCCACGATGCCGCCACGCGCCGCGAGCGCGCCAGCGCCGTGCCGGTAGCCGCCCTTCGCGGCCACGATCTCACCGTCGCCGAGCGCTCGGCGCTGCTCGACTGCTACGCCAACTCGGACCGCACCTTCCTCGAAATCGCCACGACGCACGGCGTCGACCGCGAGCGCCTGCAGGAACTCTGGTTCGATCTCTTCCTCGCTCCTTCCCGCCGCTGACCCAAGGAAACCGAAATGGCCAACCTTGTCCGAAATCCCGTTCCGCCCGCCGGCCTCTCCACCTCGACGGCTCTCCTCAAGGAGCCGGCCGTGCGCGCCGGCTATCTCTCCGGCATGACGATCCCGCGCCTGGCGCTGGCCTTCGGCGTCGCTGAGTATGTCATGCAAGACTATGTCGCCGAGCGCCGCTGGGGCTGGAGCGCCGCCGAGCATCGCGGCATCCATGAGGACGGCCGCCGCACGGTCGTCTTCACTCGGGCGTCGCGTGAGACGGGCGGCTACGACATCCGCCCGATTTCCGTCCCGCGCATCACCATGCATATCAGGGCACTTCACCCCGAGCTGCGACTTGCGGACGCCGCCCTCGCCAGCACGGAGGGCAAGTGATGGGCTGGAAGAACGTCAAGGAACATTACCGTATCGATCACCAGGTAGAGGTTACCGAAGAAGGTATCTGCATCGGGTCTCCCTACGTCCACGCGATCATCGTGATCAGCTTGGATGGAGCGCTCATCAAGGAAGCCGACAGAACCCTCAATGAAAAGCTGATGCGATACCAAGCCGAAATGACAGCTGATCCAGCGAAGCTGCGGGAACTTGTCGTTTCACCGGACACATTCAACGCTTCCATTCCCGTCTACACGCACCGAGGCGCGGAGATCATAGAGAAGCACTGCGAAGCGCTTGGCTGGCCTAATGTCACTCATGACGGCGACATGATGTATGAGAACACGTTCTTCGCCATCCGAGAGGACGCGGTAGCAGCAGCCAGGAGCAACTGTGAAGCCTCAATCCTGCTGAGGAGGATGGAGATCTCCGACCAGCAGCAGCGGATGGCGAAATCGAAAGCGCGACTGGAAGAGTTGCTCAGCAACGCCAGGAAGCTTGGCTTGCCTGTTCCGCACGCCCCGGCCCCCGAAGCCCGGGAGGCGGGACAATGAGCATCGGCTCCACTCACCGCGCCGCGATCAACGCCTTCAACGCGACAGCCGCCAAGCCGCAGGCCCTCAGCCATCGCACCATCCGCACCGCCTTCCTCGATCAGAATGTCGAGCTGCCGCTGCGCCTCTCCGAGACGGATATCGGAGTCGTCCTCGATCGCCACGGCTGCGATGTGTTCACCGTAGACGTGAACAACGAGCGTCCCGACGAGGAGGCGATCGCGATCGCCCTTTTGCTGATCGAGTGCGTCAACGAAGTAGCCGGTTTGAGCGGGGAGACGCTCGATGCCTGATCTCCTGCCCTTCCGTATCCATTTCGAAGATCCGGAGATCGCGCCGCTCGATCTCGACGCGAGCGACGCCGAGAACGCGCGCCAACTCGCCGCCAACCGCCGCGGCGTCCCCGCCGGCGCCATTCGCAAGGTCAAGATCATCAGGGAGAAGGTCGATGGCTGACGGCACCAAGATCGAATGGACGGACGCCACCTGGAACCCGATCACCGGCTGCGCCGTCGTCTCTCCCGGCTGCACCAACTGCTACGCGATGAAGCTCGCCGGCACGCGGCTCCGGAACCATCCGAGCCGCGAGGGCCTGACGAAGGACGCCAAGGCCGGCCCGGTCTGGACCGGCGAAGTTCGGTTCAACCGCGAATGGCTCGACCAGCCGCTCCGCTGGTCCAAGCCGCGCATGATCTTCGTCTGTGCCCATGGCGATCTCTTCGCCGAGGGAGTTCCGGACTTGTGGATTGACCATGTGTTCTCCGTCATGGCGCTTGCGCCACAGCACACCTTTCAGGTGCTGACGAAGAGGCCGGAGCGGATGCGGGAATATTTCGCCGGCCGCCGAGCCAATTTCGGCCGCGCATCAGAAGTGCTTCATGAGCATATCTCGCACGGCCTGAGTGAAGCTGAGCATCAAGACGCCGTGGACCTGTTGGACCTTTTCGACAGCATGGGGAAAACTCTACCCAATGTCTGGCTCGGGGTGTCGGTCGAGGATCAGAAGCGCGCCGATGAGCGCATACCGATCCTGCTCGACACGCCTGCCGCCATCCGCTGGATCAGCGCCGAGCCGCTGCTGGGGCCGCTCGACATCGGCCGATGGGCCGCGACCGCAGAGGTTACCTGTAAGCAATGCAAGCAGTCCTTCTGGCTGCACAATGCTGATCCTTGCGAGCACAAGGATGGAGGAGGCTGGACCCTCGCCTGCCCGCACTGCGGCGGCTGCCGCTGCAAACCGGCATGGACAGAAGCCGACTCCCGCACGATGGACATGGAGCCGCCGGCCGACTGGATAGATCGTGAGGTCGGAAGGTTTACGAAGGTGCACCCGACCATCCCGATCAAGTCAGGCCTCGACTGGGTCGTCGCTGGCGGCGAGAGCGGCCCCGGCGCCCGGCCAATGCATCCCGACTGGGCGCGTTCGCTCCGCGACCAGTGCGCAGCAGCCGGCGTGCCGTTCCTTTTCAAGCAGTGGGGTGAGTGGGTGCCGCAGGTTGGCGCCGTCGACGGCTGGACGATACCGGACGACCCGGAGATCAGCCGGATTGATCATCGCGACTGGGAAGACGACCACTGGGGAGAGCCATATCGGCCAATGTGGTGCGATGACATCGACGATGACACGGTCTCGCGCGTCGGCAAGAAAGCCGCCGGCCGCCTCCTCGACGGCGTCGAGCACAACGGCTTCCCGGAGGCGCGGCGATGAAGACCTTTGTTGTTGCGGTCTACGGCTTCATGGACGAGCGCGTCGAAGCGGAGACACGGGCCAAAGCCACATATAAGGCCTTCCGCTCTTTTCGGGATGCTGGCTACCGCTGGGGCTTCCATAAGTTCCTGATCAACACGCGCATATGGCAGGCCCGCCGATGATTAAGCCAGTTCGCCTCCAGCTATCTCGTCGCGCAGGCTTTAGCCTGCAGGAGACTTCGACAGCGATCAACGGCCTCGAAGCCGTCCACGTCGGCAGGCCGGGCCCATGGGGCAATCCGTTCATCGTCGGCAAGGACGGCGATGCAGCCTATTGCGTCGATCTCTACAAGGCGCTGCTTGCCGGGTTCCTACGCGTCGGCGCCGATCCCGATATCGCGGCACTGGAGCGCACGCGCCGCTTTGTTGCCGAGAATGTCGACGAGCTGCGCGGCAAAAATCTCGCCTGCTGGTGCAAGCCTGGCGCACCGTGTCATGCCGACGTTCTTGTCGAAGTCGCCAACCGCCCGATCTGCGACGAGGCCGGCCGATGAACCAGCCCGACCTCTCGCCGCAGCAGAAGCGCATGAACGCGATCCGCAACCGGATCGCGCTCGCCGCGCGCGATTGGGGCATCCAGTCCGATGGCGGCAGGCTCTGCCTGACGGCGGCGATCGGGGAAGGAAGCTTCCTCGTGGCGACGATCGCCGACGAGGCGCCGATCGGTGAGAGCGAATTGGTTCTAAGCGCCCCCGGCGACCTGATCTGGCTGCTTGAGACCTATGACGCGCTCGCCGGTCGCTTTCGCATGCTCCGCGCCGAGCTGCGCCGCCACGCGCCCCCTCAGCAGCAGCGGCGCGAGCCCAAGGACTACGCCGCCGAATGTGCCATGAAATGCGCCGAGCCGGCCTTCAAGAAGTTCCTCGAGGAGTGCCACGGCCTGGCGCGCCCGCTCACCGACGATCGCGCCGCAACGAAGGTCCGATCAATCCTCAACATCGGCTCGCGTGCCGAGCTGAACGACGACCCGGCCGCAGCCGCCCGCTGGCAGGATCTGCGCAGCGCCTTCGATTCCTGGAGGCGCCGAGGATGAGCAGTCGTCGTGACCGCATCCGCGCCAAGATCATGTCCCGGGTCCGCATCGATCCGGTAACAGGCTGCTGGGAGTGGACCGGCCCTGATTCGGGCAAGACCGGTCGAGGCAAGGGCTACCCCCGCATGTCTCTCGACGGCCAGACGGTCGCAGTCCACATCGCCATGTGGACCAACGAGCACGGCTATATCCCCGGGAAAAAAGAACTCGACCACGCCTGCCGCAATCGCCTTTGCGTGCGGCCGGACAAGGATCACGTCGAGATGGTGACCCGCAAGGAAAACGCCAAAAGGCGGGAACAGGCGAAGCGCGGCATGATCGGCCACAACGGCGGCCCTATCTTTGAGTGCGAAGAAATGGAGGCGAGCAGCTGATGAAGGCGAACGCTTCCAACCCGCGCGGCGAAATTTCGCTGGAACGCATCGAGAAGATGCTGCTAGTTTGCGCCGAACTCGTCGATCGGCGCGGCCCGATCGCGCAACCTCTGCTGGATCGCATGGAACGCGAATATCTTGCAGCTAAGGAGCGCGGCAAAAACGTCGATCGTATCCGCAAATTAATCGGAGCCATTTGA